CCACTATAAGGAAATACTGTTTGAGCAGTACGATTAAATTCTGTTGGATTATTAAATACCCCTGGTGGATTAGGTTCCCAAACACCATTGGTTTTTAAAAAATTAGACCAGCCGCTGTAGCTGCCAGGTACTACTGCTCCAGCAATATTAGTACGTGAATTAAAGATTGTTACTTTTTCGCCAGGATTAGGCTGATTCACAGTTTGGCCGTAGATTGCTCCGCTGGAAATCATAACCTTTGTACCAGATCTTACCGACTCGCTGTCTATTCCACCACCAACAGTAGTAAATAATGTTTCTGTGGTTAGGTCTAGACCGCCGTAGTTTATATTATCATTTACATAATCTACTGTATCTACTATTTCTCCTTGATATACAGTAACTGTATATAGCTTAATAAATCCACCTGGAATTACCGGGATTCTGGTATAGGTATCCGGATTGGCGTCATTACCCAGCAAGCTGTTATAGCTTCCAGCTTTTAAACTGGCAATTAGATCGGCGCTTGGTTCGCCATTTTGGGTTTCACTGGCAGCTCCGTCAAATCTGCGTATTTCACCAGTGCTTGAAATAGCATAGGTATAAGACTGATATAACGGAACTTTAATGCTGCTAGCATCTTCGCCGCCTGAAACTGCGGTTAATGTATAGCTACCAGTTAAAACATCGCTATAAGCATCCACAACAGGAGTTTGTGTATATTCGCCTAATACATAGGAAGGTCTGGCTGCCCACTCTGGCCATGTTTGAGTTTGTGTGTTATATTTGCGTATTTGAATTTCCACGCCTGCAGTGGCTTCGCGAATTTGTCCTGCGTCCCCGCCACTAACTACTAGTTGACGCATACCTTCTGGAAAACTAAAGGCAATGTCTATGCTAGTTGAGTCTTCTTGTGATAGCACAACGTTTTGCCAAGGATTTCCGTCTTCAGCATTTTTTACCAACAACACGTTTACCTGTTGTTGCTCTACATCACGACCATAAAGCTTGTCAAATTCCACAGTATTGTCTTGCGGAGTACCAGTTAATGTAACTGGCGTAGGTGTTTCTTGTGCAAATTCTTTTTGTGTTTTGTTGTAGTAGTTTTCGATTGGATTAGTACCAACCTGAATATCACTTATTTTTAGCGGACCAAAACCCCAAACAATCAAAAGATTCAATAAACTCGTATCGCTTAGCGTGTCTACATAAGGAGTAGCTCCAAGTACGCCAGTTACGCGCATTTTTCCAAGCACTACAGGAATTGCACCAAAGCGGTTGGCTTGGTTGCTGGCACCTGTAAACATATTAAGTCCAGCTGCACTACCTGGATCTGGTGGTTGTCCGGGCATACGAACTGGGGCGATAGCATTAACTAAGGCCATACCAGCCATATTAACTGCCATAACTGTACCTGCGTACGTAAACCCACTGGTGGCTATATTTGCTGCGGCTGCGGCACCTTCTGCTCCAGCTCCAAAGATAGAGGCATTACCTACAGCAAAGTTACCTGTTTGTATAGCTATATATACAACAGCAATAGTTAACAGTAATCGTGTAGCACTACGTCCTTCTGCAACGGATTTATATGCTACTATTTGATCAGCTTCTAGTACTGTAGTTGCCCACTGATCGCGGGGAATTAGTTTACCATCAACAGTAACTGCCAGTTGAGCTGCAAAACGTTCACTTATTTGGTGTTTGGCATTAACGTAGTTGGCAAAATCCTGTACAGTTGTACCTGCCACTGTCCAGTCGTAGGCAACTTGTGACTTTAATGGATGAGGTAATCCAGCTACACTTACGGTTGTTTGTGCTTTTTCAGTATAAGTAAAAAATCCCTGAAAACGCTTTGACCATTGAGAACTGGCTAGTGATTCAATAACGCTGTCACGGCCTTCGCGAGCATGTAAAAACTTGTTATCACCAACATAAACGCCAACGTGAGCTGGCTCGCCATAAATGTTAAAAAGACATAAGTCACCAGTCTTGCCAACACTTACGCTTTGCCAAGTATCGCGATATTGATTGATTGCTTGTGGAACTTCTGGGCCGTTTGCGTCTGTGTACAGATCACTATAGCTTGGCAGCTCAACATTAAATTCGTTTTTGTAAAATACACAAACTAATCCCCAGCAATCCAAGCCAGTAATATCACGACCTCTAGAACTGTAAGGCAATCCTATATATTTATTATAGTTCATTAGAATAACCCTGGAAAGTACATGGGAATAAAACTATAGCACGGAAATGGTTCGCGTGCTAAGTTAATCATTGTTAGTTCAAAATTAATTGTTTCGGCACTGTAAGTAGCTCCAGTAATATAAAACCCTGGAAATACTGCCTCTACTGTGCTAGGTGAGCCACTTAGTACGAGTTCAATTTTTACTTGTGTAGGTTGCCTAAGTTGCGTACGAATCAGTTCAATTGCTTCGCGAGTAACATATCGCAATGTTAATGTACATGTACCTACACCAGTATCTTGTTCGGAGGGTAAGCCAACTGTCATAGGCAAGAAAACAAAGTCCTGTCCACGACTTGGTACGCCATAGATAACCTCTTCATCAGTTGTTAGGCTAGCTATACGTTGAGTATAGTTGTCTGCAAAACGAAAAACTACTTGAGATTGATCACTAGGATCGTAAATTGTTATCAGCATAATAATGTTCTCGTCGGTTTCTGACGAGAACATTGCGCGTACTGCTGAAGCACTTAGTGTACTAATTCTGCTCATGGTAATATTTCAAATTTTAAGCTTGTTTGCCAGTAGCCAGGCGCTAAATACTGTAGTCGAAAAAATTCACCCTCACTTTGAGGTACAATTCGTACCTCAACCTGAGTGTTTAGTCGAGGGTGTAAAAAGCCAAACCTGCGAACACCTTCAAGAGTATTTTGTACAAAGTTTTCTAGTGTTTGTGTTTGAGCTGTGGTTAGGATAAAACTTAAGTCCATGGTTGATGGGCGCTGTGATCTGCGACGTTGCTTGGCAGGACCAGCATCCATTGGTGAACGAATTACATTAACCCCAGAACTTTCCGAAAACCCCTTTTGGGGGCTTTGCGGAAAGTTGCCGGCTGTTGGCCATTGTGGTATTGCCATATTTTATCTCCTTGCTAGTGCAGGTCTAGAACCATAAGTGCTAGAAAGTGCATTTTGTGTTGCCGAGCCTGTACGTGATACTTCTTGAGCAACCATATCGCCAACAACTATTTCAATACGACGATTACCTCTGGAATCTGTAGTTTCGCGAGTCTCGGCTTTGGCGGTTGAGTAGTTGTTAACAACAACTTCAACATTCGACCCACCACCTTGTGCGCGCACGCCCAGATTTCCTGAATTGTCACGTGTAAGTGGCATAATGGCTTCTGGGCCAGCTTCGCCCATTAGGCCTGTGCCACGAGCAAACTTGAACAGTGTAGGAGAGTCTACAATTTCATTAGTAAACATACCGCCTTTGGCAAATGCTTGGATACCATAATCAAACGATGCACCTTTGGCTGCTCTCATAGTAGGCGATCCAATAATACTTGGACTTACTGGGGCGCCTACAGTTGGGGTTGCAGTGCTTTCGAACAGAAATCTTAATCCAGCACTAATGCCTGGTCGGAGAGCTGCCCAAATCTGTTGCGCTTGCATACGTAATTCAATACGTAAAATATCTTCTATAATAGAGTTAGCTAGATCTTTGAAACTAAACTTACCAGTTTTGGCAAAGTTAACAATTGCATCTGTCATGCCCATAAAAGAATTTTTAAAGGCTGTTTCATACTGCGACTGACGAGATGTTAGTTCTGCAGTAATATTTGCTGTACGTAATTTTGCCTGAAAGTCTTGCTCAGCTGCTTTAGCATCTGCATTTGCTCTAGCTTCAACTAGTTGACGCTCCATTTGTAGTGTAGCTGATTCAACACCACCAGCTTGTGCTTTCTTAATTGCAATCTCATCAAGTGCTCTTATTCTTGTTTCTTCAATATCCAGTAGTCTACGACTACGTTCAATTTGAGCTTGCTCAATGTCAAGTAACTTTGTTTTTGCTGAAATTTCTTGATCGGTTAAACTGCCTGTGCGTTCGGCTATAGCTAAATCTTCTCTGCTAGTAGCCAGTGCGGACATTTGTGTATTGGCAATAGATTCTTCGCTTATTCTGGTCAGCTCACGATACTTGCTTGATAATTCGTAGCTTTCTTTTAAGAATTCAAGATTTTCTTGTCGTTGAGCTCTTGTTGTTCGTAGGCTTGTTTCTCTGGTTTGCTGCTGAGTTTTTGTATCGAGGTCAGCTTGTGCACTAGTTTCTGCTTTTTGGGCTAAAACTTTTTGAAATTCCATAGTGCCAGCATTATTTTTCACATACTCAATAATACCTAAATTTATTCTTTCTTCAATACTATCAATCCATTGACGAACAGCTTCTGTGGGCTCTGTTAACTGAACTCTTTCAGCTTGAAGTCTTTCTGCACTACCCATTTTTAAATACTCAGGAGTTTCCTTGAACTCTTGAAAACTTAAGTCCAACTGTTTTATATACTCTTGTTGAGATTTTTTATCGTCGTCAAATACTTGTTTAATTACATCCGCACCTGCTTTTAGGTCTATTAAGTCTTTTTGTGATAGCAAGTCATTTATTTTTGCGGCTGTACTTTGCTCGCGAAGTGAACTGTCTAAATTTTCTTTTGTTTTGTCAAGCTGTCCAGATTGTGTGTACTGCGTAATTTTACCAGTTTGTAGACCCGAAATTCGTAGAGAATTTTGTTCAATATCTCTGTTAAGCTTATCTAGTTTAACCTGGATGTCCGGGTTCTTACGGTCATTTACATCCATATTTGCTTCAATCTCTTTTTTATCTTGACGCTGTCTGTCAAGTTCAGAGTTTGTGTTTGCAATCTCAAACTGGCGAATCAATCTTTCTGTTTGATTAAGTTCTTTTATCTGTAAGTCAATTTTTTGTTTGTCTAGTTCAGCTTGAGCACGAATAGTATCCACAGATTTTGGTAATAGTCCAACTAAACTGCTTTGGCGTGCAATAGACGCCAATGCTTGGCTTTGCGATAATTTTGCAATTGCAAGCTCAAAACCCACTTGAATCGATCTAGAAGTAATAGTTGTTAAGCCTTTTTCTAGATTGCGCATCTCCACATTTACGTTAGATAAACCGCTACCAACACTGCGGCGCTGTACTTCAAGCTGGGATATTTCTGCATTTGCCCTGTTACGAGTAGGATTTTTATCTCCAAGCAGGTTAGCTGTACTGAGTACTATTGATTTTTGTTTGGCAATTTGTGCGTCCAAGTCTTTGATTTGAGATTGGTATCTTTCGGCTTCTACTGTAAGCTGTTGGTAACGTGTACGTACGTCCAACAATTGTTTTTGTACATCTTCTGGAAATAGTTTTATTTTACCAATATCTTGAATTATATCACGTAAACTAGCTGCTGCGGCTTGGGGGTCTTTGAACGCGGCTTCCATTTCAAAGCCTTGTTTCATTAAAGCTTGAGCAAATTTAGTAAGTGGATCATTACTTACTAATGTGTTTGAAAGATCCCTATAAGAAGCTTCAAGAGCTACAAACCCGTCTTTTACTGATATTAAACCACCTTTAGTAGTTAGTGCACCTTTATTGGCTACATCAAATACTTTGGCAATTTCTTTGCCAGTTTTAGCAATATTTTTAAGGTCAATGTCTTCAAGCGCAGCTTGAATATTTTCAAACTTCAAGTCCTTTACGTTTAATAACTTTTTTAACTGATCTTCTACAATTCGCTGCTGTTGAGGGTCGCCGATTACTTTTAAACCGCTTGAAATTTGATCCGCAATGCTGGTTGCAAACTCATTTTTTAGTCCATAACCAAATAGATTTTTTACTTTTTCAATTTGACGATCCCAAAAATTAGCTATTTTGTCGGCTTTTTCTAGTGCAGCAATAGTTGCATTAATACTTGTAGTTACACCATCTATGGCATTGGCTTTTGCTATTAAGGATTCTGTGGTTAGTGTGTTGCCAAATTTTTCAAATACTCCAGTGGCTGTTTTGGTAGTTTCTGTGGCATCTTGTACTGCTTTGTTAAAAACTTCTGTTTCTTTTGCATTTGCAGAAAACAACGAATTTAACATACTAAAAGCAGTAGCTGCTATGCCAATATAAAACCCAATACCACTAAATGCACCTAGCAATCCTGTTAGTTTTGTGGTTGCAATACTAATAGCACCACCTACTCTGGCAAATAATGCTGGTACAGGGTTTAATTTACCCTCAGATACAGTCTTATTTAAACTACTCCACGCATCTCGCATGCCCATAATACTTGCTTCTTCGGACGCAGTACTAATAGCTCGTTTTGCAATACCAAATTGTTGTGCTCTTTCAAGCTTTCGCTGTGCCATACCCAATTCTGTGTAGATTGGTTGACGTTCTTTTATTTTTTTGTTAACATCTTCTGTTATTTTTGCAAAGTTTTGTTCTGCTGCAATGCTGCGCTTGATAGCTGCTGTAGCTGCATCATACTTGCTGGCAAGATCCATTTTGCCTTGTGCGGCATATCTGGCGCCAAGAGTTTTTAAGTAAGTTAATTCATCTTGTGTTACGTCTTGTGACGCTTTAGAAAGGATCTCATAACCTTTGGTACCTTTTTTAAATTGTTGTTCGCGAATTTTGGTAATATCTGCAACAGCATTATCTACTGCATCAATTTCCATTTCTGCGGCCATTTCGGCTTTTTGAATTAGATCGCTATATCTGGCTTTTTCTACTTGAGCTGCTTCATCTGCACGTTTTCTCCAACGTGCTTCTGCAAAATCAGCAGCTTCTGATAAACTTTTCTTGTATTCACCAATTGCAGGAATAGCTTGTTTTAGAATAGCCGCACCAATAGCTGTAACGGCTACTAACAGTCCAGTGGGGCTTTGGCTCAAAGCTGAGACTAGCGGCCCAATGGCTGTGTTAATAATACTTAAAATATTTTGTGATAAGTTTGTTAAGCTAGCAGCAAGTTGATCGTATGGGTTGGCATCTATTTTGATTTCGCCAAACTTTTTAGTACCTTCATCTAGTACCGCATTAGCAAACGCTTGACGACGCTCAAAATCTGTTAAACTAGCCGCACTTTTTCCTACACTTTTTGCATAGTCTTCGGTGGCTTTTCCAACCTTGGTAAAGATACCTAATTCATCTAATAATTCAGGTTCTAGTTTTGTAATACCGCGAGTTAGTCTGCTAACAGCATCCGACATATTAAGACCAAGTGCTTGCGAAGCTTGCTTGGCTACTTCGCCTAATTGCTTGAACTGAGCTTGTGATAGTCCGCTACTTACTGCTTTGGTAGTAGCTTCCATTGATTCGCGTAAACTAAGTGCTCCGCCACTTGCATCTGCAAATTGTTTGGCCATGGTTCCTAGGGCGGTACCGCTGGCTGCGCTTAGCTGATCCATACCTTTGATCATGTTGGTGGTATTCATAGCATCACGTAGTGCGCCAAATGCAGCACCAACTGCAAATACGTTGGCTGCCCAGGTAGCGTACAGACGAACTAATCCACCAAGACCTTGAGCTTGGTTTGCAAAATCTCTGGCGCTTGCCCCAGTGTTCCCCATGGCTCCACGAGCACGGCCGTATTCTGTGCCCTCTCCATTGCCCATGCTAGGGCCATAGGTGGCTTTTAAAGCGCTACTACCACTGCGAGTTCCAGTGCTAAGACGCTTTGTTTTTTCTAATTCACGATTTAAGTCTTCAACTTCACCTTTACGGCGACGAACACTACCTTTGGTGTCTTCTAAACTTAAATCTATTCTTACTGTTGCCATCTTTGCTCCTTTACTTAGAACCTGTGGCTTAAAATTGCACAAACTTTGTTACAGACCATTATAACACTTAACCATGTGATTGTCAAACCAAAAAATTTTGAACATAAAAAAAGCCTGCAGAAATTACGCTGCAGGCTTTTCACTGGATCTTTTACTATTGATTTCTTGGCTTCTGACCTGATCAATAGTTCTTACTAACATAGTAATAAATTTATGATCTTGTGGATCAATCTCGGTGGCTGTTAGTACTTCAGTTATACCAATCAGGCTTTTGCCTAAATACACCCCATTAAAACCGTCCCACTCATCGCGCAACATTTTATATGCATTAAACGCCTGTTGCACCTCTATTGGAAAATCATCAAACTCAACAGGAATCTCAGACTCCTTAGGCTCTGAGCCAAGCATCTCGCACATTTCAAAGTACTGATCTTTGGTCATACCTAAGTTTGAGTTTTGCATATAGCTAACGAGCAGCTTGCTTAATTCTTCTTGCTGCTCGTAGAAAAGTTTCCCAAGTCGCTTACCTGTTCACTGATGTATGCATCAAAGTTTGATGAATTTTTCATTAAATAAAGTGCGTTTTCTTGTGAATACTCAAGCTCGTCGTCCAAATTTTGGCCAGTTAAATCTACTGGTGCTAGCTGCTCTAAGTAACTTAATCTTAGACCACTCCAACCTTTTACTGCACTTTCAACGTATAGTTGTAAAAACAAGTCCTCATTGAACTCGTCTACAGGCTGACGATTTTTAAAGCTGGTTTTGGTTGACTTTTTGCGAATGCTTAATAACGTTTCACGGCTTAAAAAGGCAACGTTGATTTTAAACCCAGGCATTCCTGGATACTCTACTTCAACAGCTTTGGAAGGTACTAGCAGGGATTTTAAAGAAATTGATGACATATGTTATTGTTATTTAAAAGAGGCTGGGCCGAAGCCCAGTGTTTTTCTACCGTTGCAAACTATTAGCTAGTAATTGCGCTTAAGTAGTTGATGGTAATCTCATTGCTTTGACCAATGTCAAAAGCAGAGCCAGTTGAGCCTTGAGCAGTAAAGTTAATAGTTGTTGAAACAACTTGTTCTGCATTTACTGTTGGAATAGATAGTACAACCGCAGGCATTTCAAACTCAACGCGAGTAGCTGCGTTTGAGGCGCCACCAACTACAATTTTCATGTAGAAGTCTGGGTCTACTTCTGTTGAAGAACCTACTAGTAAGCTGTTCATTAGACCAGCAGTATTAGCACTACCTGTACGCAAGTAAGCATTTAAGCTACCGCTAATAGCACGTGTACCTGCAAAGTAGGTAATTGGCTTGTTAACAACGGCTAGGTTAGCAGGTGTTAAGTAAGTAACGTTGTTTGAAATTGTTAGTGTACCACCAGTTAGGGCTACAGTATAGGCTGTACCACCACTGTTGATGCCTTCATCTAGGATAACAGTGCTTAGCTTGTTGGCTAAGAATAGGGCGTTTACGTCCTTTTTCTTTGCTACACCGGCTAATGTACCTGTTAGGGTAACGTTGCCTGTCTCAGAATCGATACCTAGAGTAGGAGTTGTAATCTGACGTAGCAAACTACCTTGTCCAGCCCACTGAACTGCAGCAATAGCATCGATACCGAAATCAATTGTAGCGGTGTTTAGTACGCAGTTGTCGATAACAAACGTAGTTGTATCAACAGTAATAATCATACCAAACTGCTGTAGTTGGTGCTTGTTGGAGTTTGTTGCTACACAGGTTGTTAAGGCTCCGCCTTCTACCCATGCTGCTCCAGCTTGACCAACTGCTTTGTCTGAGAACATAGCGTTCCAAAGCACTGACTCTTCGCAGGTAACATCTGAACCAGCACCAAGGTCACTAGGACGCATGTATGTTGAGAATGAAAAATCTACTGGGTCTAGTGCAGTGTTGAAACTACGCTGACCACGAACTGGTGCAGCACCTGCTTCGTTTAGTGTAACTGTTTCTTGTGTTGTGTTTTGGCTAAATGTAAAGCCTTCCAGCACCTGAATTTCGCGCGTATTAGCGGCAGTAAAACCTGTGGCTTGCACTACTCCAGTAGCTGGATTAACATTCGTAGTAAAAAATACTCGACTGTTACGGATTAAATTAAATGACATATCTCATTTCCTTTTGGTTTAGTGCACTTAGTACTTTAACGAGATATTTATCTGTGATCAGTACTGTGTACACGGTTGCTTACATTACGGCATAACGCACTTGTAAGTTAATTTCCCCGACAGCATAAGGAGCCAGGAGGCCTTCGTCGGTTACAATAGACTGAATTAGTATTTCAGTTGTTTCGTAGTTTTTGGTGCTGTCATAGACTAGCACTCGGTTAGAGTCTACACAGTGCTCAATGTCTTCTAGTAGCTGTTCTAGTTGTAGGTGAGCTTCCTCACCTCGGCAGTATACTTTTACGCAAACAGCCAAATATGCCCAAGCAAAAGCACCTGGATGATACTCTCGCTGTTCTGAACCAGGAGTTAAGTACACAGCAGGAAAGTCTTCTACTTCATCCCAGAACTTTAGCTTGGCATAGGCATTTGAACTTAAGTCTACTTGATAAGGGCTGCTGCCGTTTATTAATTTAAATTTTTCTGCTAGTGCATTTAATATTGATGTTCTACGACTCATATGTTAACTGCCCTTAGTCTGGTTGCAGCTATAGTAGCGGCAACTTCACGAATTGATTTTGATATCAAGAGTTTAGGATCGCGTGAACGTGGGTTCTGCTGACGTCCACCTTGAGAGAAAGTTGCGTATGGATTCTTCATGTAAGTATAAAAAGCAGTTATCATTCCTGCTCGCGATTCACTTAATCGCACGACTTCTACACTTTCTGCTAGTCTGCCGCTTCGTAAGTTTAAAACATTACGTTGATTACCTGTTCCCATATTACGCTTAATGGTCTCAGCTAAACTTCCGTCCAATAGTGTTTGTAAGGTAACTAAGCTAAGCTCTAGCTCGGTTTGAGTAACCTGCACTGCTTTAGGGTTTGCCTTAACTACTCGAGTTTTATTTCTTGTCTGCTTTAACTTATTAATTTTAGCAGTATTTTTCTTAGGTTTAACTATTTTTAAAGAGTTAGAACCTAGTTTTACTTTTGGCGAAGTATATACTTTAGGGCCTTTTTTAGTGCCACGCAAAGCATCTACAAGATCCGCCTCTATTAGTTTAACAACACTAGGAGATCCTGGACTTGTTATCAGTGATTCGCCTAATGCTTTGGATGACTTTAAGGTTTCTAATAATGCCTGTTCAGGTATTTTTCCAGAAAACAATTCTCGCAGTTCTTTAACAATTGGAATACTTGAAGCACCTGCTTCAATGTTTTCGGTAGCAACTTGTATTTCTACTAAGTAACTAGTACTGCTTTTAATATACCTAGCATACATTTCTTGATTTAATGCATCTGGTAAATTAGCAGTGGCTAAGTCATCTTTTATTAGTTTATCAATATACTTATCTAGAACATCAACCAATAATTTTCTTTGGTTGTCTGCTAGTTTGTTTGCTTTTTCAATGTCTTGTTTAAACTGTCTGGCTAAATTTGCTGCAACGCTTACAACGTGGCCTTTGTTAAAATAAAAGCCCAAAGAAGCTCTACGCTTAGCTTCTTTGCTAATTGCATCTAACTTTTCTTGTTTTTCGTTGGGCTTTAATCCTTGGTATTCTTTGCCAGACATTACTAGCTTGGACTCTGCATCAAAGTACTTTTGCTCTGCTTGTTCGTAAGCTAGCTGAACTTCTGGATACGCTGATAGTGCTTGAGTTAACTTGGTAGTGATTGTATCAAAACCAATGTTTTCAAAAAATACAGCACTCTGTCCGTTTACTTTTTTGGAAGTGCCTGCTAGTGTTTTTTCAGATTTTGTTACTGTAGGCTGTCTGATTTCTTCTAGTAATAGGCTTGCCTCAAAACTGTCTAGCTCAATACCTGTAATAGTTTTATACATCTGTTTCAATGTATTTTCAGTTATATAAAAACTAGTTTTTGAAGCTGTTTGCTCTTTTGCTCGTAAACTTTGGGCACTTGCTGTTACAATATTCTTATCTACTTTTTTTAGCCAGTCTTTGTATACCTTATCTTGCAATAGTGCACTAAACTGTTCTATTGCCATTATGTATAATCCGCTACGTATAAATCTAAAACGCGTCTAATATGTGCAGGTAGTGTAGTAGTTGAAATGTATTCAATCTGTACAGCATTTGTGCCAGGCGCTTTTGTTGAGTGAATTGCTCCATCGTTTTTACGATAGTAGGTAATCAAATCCATTACTGCTAACTTTAAGTCTTCTGGTACGGCATTGTAGCCTGCAGTATAAGTAACTGTATAGCCATTGATTGCACTGGTAAATCCACCAGGCTTTAGGCTGATGATACTACTATCTGCAATATCAGCAACAAAATCTACAAACTCTTCTAAAGCAGTGTAGTTTTGTCCGTAATCTGTGCTGTACTCTAAAGACAGCATTGTTAATAATGGATATTCTTGTAAGTAATACTTGTTTGTTCCGCCATTAAATGTCTCAGTTTTTGCGTCACCCGCAAAGTCAATAAAACTGCGGCGGCAGTAGCTTTTTACCAGTTGTGAGACTTTTGGAATAAGTGTGTCAATTTCCACATCTTGATTAGTGCTGGAGATGCCGGCATATGCTTTGTATTCCGCACGTGTAATTAAATTTGCCATTAGCATACCTCTCTTGTTTTATAAGTGTGCATTACACACTTATAAAACAAGACCCCGAAGGGTCTTGCTGTTTATTAAGCTACGTAACGTAGAGCTGAAACACCAGCACCTAGGTTAGTTGTAACTTGAGTCATACCGGTACGTAGGCTTGCTACCATGACTTTGCGTTGTGTTTCAACCAAGTCTTGTGTATCAATACGTAGACCGCGTTGGTTACCAGCAATGAAGTTGCCTGGAGCAAAACAGATTGCGCCTGCAGCACCAGCAGCCTTGTCAGCAAATTCAGCACTTACTAGCACTGGTGTATTTGCAATACTACCAACTTGACCTGTTAGTAAAGTGGCTTGTGTACCAATTTTGTCAACAGTTTGGAAGATTTCGTCGTCTAGCAAGTCGTAGTACACGTCGGTGCTTACGATGTAAACTAGTTCTGATGGGTCTAGACCCCATGCACCTAGGTCTTTGCGTAGAGCGCGTAGTGTAGCAACTGTAGCCTTAGTAGCGTCAGAGATATCTAGGTTAACGGCGCTTACTGCGTCATAACCAACTAAGCCTAGTACTGGGTCGCTTCCTGTACCAGCACCACGTAGCATAGCGCGATCAACAGCGCGAGCAACACGGCGGATCATAGCATCACGAACGATAGGAGCCAATGCCAATAGAGCATCTTCTTCTTCTTCGTAGGCCATGTATTCGTTGGTAGCTACTTTGTATGCATTTAAGGTGATTTCTTTTAATGCGTGTGTAGCGTTGCTGCCAGCAGATGCTGTTGTACCGAATGCTGTGTTAGCCATCCATGTTGCAACACCAGCTTCTGGGTTCACAGGAATAGTCATAACGTTTGTGGCCATTGCGATGTTGCGCAGGTTAGGAGCAACAACTAAACGACGACGAACTTCAGCTTCTAGGTTAGTAGATACTTCTAGTTCCCAGGTTGCGCTTGGAACGTGAGCACCGTACTTTTCAACCATTTCACGGCCGAATTTAGTACCTTCTAGGGCCTTGCCAGTCATCTTGGCTAGCATAATGGCTTTTTCTTTGTCAGCATACTGCATACCAGCTTTGTCGCCAGCAAATTGCATTTTGGACTTTTGAATAGCTTCGATTTCAGCTGCCTTGTCTTTTAGTGCGGACTCTAGGCCAGCAATAACAGATTTAGTTTCGTCAGCTTGAGCAGCAAAACGCTTCTCAACTTCAGCCATAAGGGCTTCAGCACCAGTAGTGCTTGGAGTTGCTAGAGCAACAGCAGCTTTGATACGGGCTTGTAGTTCGGCTTCTGCTTTGTCAGCAGCAGCTTTTTCACTAGCAGCTTTTTCTTGTGCGGCTAGCAGGGATTTTGTGGCTTGGTCAGCAGCTTTAGTAGCAGCGTCGGCCAACATTTGTTCTAATTGTTTAGGATCCATTTTCCATTCCTCGGTAATTTCGCTGTTTGCTTCGCTGGAGGCTTCTAGCCCATTAGCTGAGTCGCTTTTGCTTGCAAACTGCATTTTAAAAGATTTAAATTCTTCGGCCGTATCAAACGCCTTAGAAAGACTAAATAGTGTATTTTGATTAGCTGGCACAGACACAACAGATATTTCGTGCAGTTCCAGTTCTTTTACAACAAACAGCTCTAAGGCTGAATTATATTCCGCATCAACGATACGAAAACCAATGCTAAAGGCGGTTAGCACGCCGTCTTTTACAAGATTATAAACATCACCTGCTGCTTGAGAAATGCGAGCTTTTACAAGCAAACCCTTCTCATCAACTGTGTGTTCTGTCATTCTACCAATAGGCAAACCGTGATTGTGGTAAGCAAGAATTACTGGATTCTTCAAGTAATTTTCAATACCTTTTTCCCACACGCTAGCAGGAACAATATCACCGTGTCTATCGACGTCATTTGTTGAGGCGTAACCTTTGATGGTTAACTCTTCAACATTGTCGCTTGTGGTAGTAGGCTCACTCTTAGTAAAAGAACTGTTTAAAAACAGGACTTTATTTTTATCTACCATAATACCCCTTTGTGTTATTCCTTAGCGGAGGCGGGACGTCCTCCAGTGCTAGGGTTTGCTGCGCTTCCGGCAATATTTGCTGGAATACGTAAATCGTCGTTGCCAGGTTTGGCATCGTAGCGTAATTCTGTGCGTGCTTCGTTGGCGGAAATAATACCCGCATTTACCAGTGTTGAGTGGTATTGGGCAATGTCTTTTAATTCTGGTTGTAGTGCACTTACTGTTGTGGTAACTGCTTCAACGTCATATCCAAAGTAGCGTTCAACTGCTGAAATAAACTTACGGTTTATGGGTAGTACGGACTCTAAATAGAATAAACGGAGGTTAGGCGAAATGTTTGCATTGTTACCGCCTTGCAGCAAGATTGGCGGAACGCCAACGGCTTGCATAATTTTTTCGCCATGAGTCTTGATCGATTGATCAAAGTCCATGTCTTTGAAGTTTGTTTCGGCTAGCTGATGTGGCTTCAATCCTGAATCGAGGATAACTGGGCGCTTGCCACCCTGCTTAACGTTGTACTTTTGCAGCCAGTACTGAATCGTTTTCTCCTTGGCAACTTGCGACAATGTGTTGTCGGTTGTCAACACTAGGCCAAACACAGCACCGTTATCAAAGAAGTTTTCTTGAAACTGCTGCATGGAGTATAGCAAGTTAACTGACTTGTCTGCACTTTGCAGTCGGCTTGATCCACGGTAGATACTATCCGAACTCAAGTCGCGAAAGTAGAAAACTTCCGATTCCTTAAAATCAACATAACCGTTGTAACGGAATCCTTTGATAAAGGTTTTTTCGTCAGTTAAGATTTCAACCTTGTCAGCGGGTAGATGGTACATAAACACACCATCAAAGTGCACAAACGCATTGCCTTCTAGGACAAAGTCTGTGAATAGTGCGGTACGAAAGTCTTGTGCAGATTGGTAAGGATTTGGACGAAAATTAAGGAGTGAGTTCAGTGTCTTCTGTCGAATTCCTGGAACCACTCCATCGTGTACTTTGTCTTTGACGTCATAGTCAAGGCTTGAAGCAGCGTTGACTAGTAGGCTAACACTTCGGTTAACTGCTTCTAATTTCTTGAAACTTTGAAAGTAGGTTAGTTTGGCATCTGTGCCAACTTGTGTGCCTTCGGCCTCAGCAATTCTGGCCTGTGCTGGATTCAGTTTTTCACGAATCCAGTCTTGTGATTTTGTAATCCAACTCATGGTTTTCCCTAAATGAATCTTGAGAAAAGCGACTGATGTTTGGAATAGTCTACGGTTTTTTCACCATGTACGTGTTTTTCGCGTTGCATTTCAATCCAACGCTGCTGTTTGGGTTCTGAACCTGTTTGTGGAGCTTTGCCGTATATGGCATGCAAGGCAACATGATGCGGATTACATAGGGTGTAAACCTTGTCATATAGCTCGACTCGATGCTCTTCAATAAATTCATCACGCACAGCTAAAATGCCATCGTCAGTTGAAATATCGTAACCTTTTCGGTCAGCCCACGTTTCTAAGAGTATTGTAACAGAGTGCAGGTGATGCAGCTCTAAGTCTTTTGTGCTATCGCAGATGTAGCATTCGGTTTTTTTATCGTATGCTGCTTTGGCACGATCACGAACCCACTTAACAGGGATTCGTTTGTTTGTGTTCTTGGCCATTTTTTATCTGGACCTTCTTGAGATTACTAGTATTATACATGCTTAGCAAGAAAAAGTCAATACCAAGTTTTTGCTAGCAGGTAGGACTATTGACTTGACATACACAGCCAAACACGGTATAATAGAATATTATAGGAAAACTCGATTACAGTGTATATGTGTAAAGTGCATAACGAATCGCGTCAGCCATGTGTGAGTATTGATCGTGTTTGGGACGTTCACGTGTTAAGCCTTCTTTGGTATCCCAGCGATATTGGTCAAACACCGCTAAGCTATGTGTGCAATGAGGAGCTACTTTTAGTCGGCCCTGCGCTACCAGTGTTTGCACATATGCAATTCCGGGTAAGACGTCTTTTTTAGCTTTGGTTGATGCAATGTCGTAGATGTATGCTAAATCACTGGCAAACTGTGCGGCTGCAGAGTCTATGAATACGGTTTCAACGCCCCACTTGGTGATCAGTTCAATGAAAGAACCGGCGTGTTGTGCAGTGGTGGCTTCATTTTCAAGATACTCGTCAACAATCCAGAAGGTATCCGAAGGCGGTTCATAGACGATTACACAAAACGCTGTGAAATCGCGGTATCCAGGGTCACAGCCAGCAATGGCTTCGCCAAGCAAGTTGACCGGAGGTTCACATACATCAGTGGCCGCCAAACTGTAGATTTGACCCTCAA